ATTTATTTGGAGGTTATATGGTAATATTACAGTACTTTAACGGTAAAGAGTGGGTTTATGTAAGCACATGGAACAATGAGGACATGGCGTGGATTAGTTTAGGTGGTGACGATTTCAATTATAGAACAGTTGATCAAAATGGGAATGTGCTTACCAGTAAAGCCAAATAAACATAACGAAAGTGAAGTTATTGTATGTTGAATGTTGAATGGAAAAAGAAAGATTATTATGTTCCCCATTTATATGATATTGTTACTCGGGGTTGTGGAGATGAACAAATTGTTGTTCATACTTTAGAAAGTCAAGGGTATGGAAATTTTATTGTTCAGTGTCTTAAACCAGATCATAAGAGTAAAGTGTTTCGTATAGGAGAGATAGAAGAGAATTTAGTATGTCGATATACTTTAATTCGCCGTGGATCTATTTATGATATGATAAAAGAAGAATTTGGAGATTTTACAGAAATTGCAGATGTTGGTCTTTGGAGATTCCAGAAAACTTTTCATGGATTAAATGGTTAATCTTTTATAGATTTTATAGTTAATGATACAAGGGTATAAAAGGATAGTATTATGCGAATTTTAGTAGGTTGTGAAGAATCACAAAGAGTTTGTAAAGCATTTCGTGCGAAAGGACATAAAGCTTATTCTTGTGATTTACGATCTTGTTCTGGTGGTAAACCAGAATGGCATATACAAGGAGATATATTGGATCAATTAGATAAAGGATGGGATATGTTAATTGCTTTTCCACCATGTACTTATTTAAGTTTCGCAGGAGTAGGATATTTTAATATACGTAAATATGGAGAGAAAGCATTACTTAGACGTAAATTAAGATATGAAGCTATATGTTTTTTCTTAGAACTTTTAGATTGTGATATTCCAAAAATATGTATAGAAAATCCCAGAGGGTATATAATGCATAAAGTAAAACAATCTCAAATCATCCAACCATGGATGTTCGGGGATAGGGCAAATAAACCTACTTGCTTATGGTTAAAAAATTTACCATTGCTAAGACCTACTAAAATAGTTGATCAAGGGGAAATGAATTATCATATAAATTCTAAAGGTAGGGTACACAGAAATAGTGCCTGGTTGGACAAAGTTTATAGATATGAAGATAGGCAAGTTAGTAGAAGTAAAACTTTTCCAGGGATTGCACGAGCAATGGCAAATCAATGGAGTAATACATCATTTACGAATAATTGGAAAGATAGAATTAAATTTTTAGAGAAAATTAAGAATAGATAGTAAAGGAATATTATGTCATTACAAAAAGAGTATATCACAAGTAAAGTTTTTAAGATGCGATTAGGAATAGGTAGTTCTACTTTTAAAAAGGCAATGAAAGATAGACATATCTATTATGATAAAACGAAACCAGTTGGTAATTCGTATATGATCGAATGGTATAGTAATCGTAAATCATTTTTAGAAAATGCAAGTAATCCGTCAAGATATACTCCTGAAGAAATTCAAAAACGATTACAGAATCGTTTAAAGAAAGATTATCAAATAGTTGAACGAGTCGAAAGAAGTCAGAGTGATGGTGGAAAGTCAGCAGATGAATTACTTGAAATTGAAGAGCCTGAAGATGTTGATAATGAGTTTAAACAAAGGATGAATAAACGCGAAGCCGAAGCAGTTAAACAATTATATTTAGCAAAGCAAGCGAAGTTTAAATATTTGAAAGATGCAGGAGTTGTCGTAGAGAGTGCTCGTGTAATAAGAGAATGGAAAGAGATTGCGATTCATGTTAAAAAGTTAATGTTAGCAATACCGAATAGAGTAAGTGAATTATTCGCAAGTATGACAGATGCTAAAGAAATAAAAGAATTATTAACAATAGAGATTGTCCATGCTTTATCAAGGTTACATTATGAGTATAAAGTCGAGGTTGGAAAGATCGGCTCTGAAGGTGATGAAATCGGGGATACCACAGAAGAAGAAGATAGCGATATTGACGACGCCGATACAGAAGAAGAATAGAAAACGAGTTAAACTTTGCAAACGACAAAAGGAAAGGAAAGAAAAAGGGGAAGAAAAAGTAAAATGTAATCTATTTAGATCTCCTCTGTTTGCTGCATTCGCTGAAGCATTGGCTCCTATTGCGCCCGAAACATTAACTGAATGGTCTGATAAACATCGGCAGTTATCTGGAATTGCTGCACACGAAGAAGGTCCTTGGCGAACGTCAAGGTTTCCATTTTTAGAACGTCCACAAGATTTATTATCTCCACAAGATCCTACACAGTTAATCGTAGTTATGAAGGGAGCTCAATTAGGGTTTACCGAATTAGCTTTGAATTGGATGTACTATACGATTGAACGTAATCCAGCTCCAATGCTTTACGTTCAAAAAACTATAGAAGATGTGAGTGTTTTTGTAAAGCAAAGATTTACACCTGCACTTGAAGCTATGCCGCAGATTGCCAAAAGAATAGGTTCCATTCGTATTGGTACTCGTGGTCGTACGGGTGGAGACTCAATGCGGACCAAAATTTTTCCAGGGGGGATGTTGCGTTTTGGTGGCGCGAATAGCGCGTCGAGTTTGCGATCAATGCCTATTCAAAATCTTGTTCTTGACGAAGATGATAGTTACGAAAGAGATATACAGAGTGAAGGATCACCAAGTGAATTAGCTATTAGAAGAACAAGTAACTTTCCAAATCGAAAAATTTATCGTATATCGACTCCAACTTTGAAAGAAACTTCAGTAATTGAACCACTATTTGAGCAAGGTACAAAGGAGAGATTTTATATTCCTTGTCCGCATTGTGGGAATATGGACTGGATACGATGGTCAAATATCAAATGGGAAAAGGGCAAAAGTGATTTATCTCCTATTCATGTATCGTTAATGTGCGAAAAATGTGGTGTACTTATTGAAGAACGCTATAAAACACAGATGCTTGCTAAAGGAAAATGGATTGCAGAAAATCCAGATGCAGAGTATCCAAGTCTTCATATTTCATCTTTGTATAGTCCGTATGGTTTTTTCTCTTGGCGTGATGCAGCAAAGATGTTTTTACGTGCGACAAAGAATAATGATGATGCATTGCTTAAAACGTTTGTGAATACAGTGTTGGGAGAAACATGGTCGGAGTCAAGTGTTACTGTTAAGGCGAGTAAATTAGAAGAGCGAAAAGAAAAATATCCAGTGGATGTTCCATCGCCTGTAATTGTGTTGACTTGTGGTACTGATGTGCAAAAAGATCGTATCGAATGCGAAACTGTAGGATGGGGACGTGGATTGGAAAGTTGGTCGATTGATTATAGAGTATTTTTAGGTGATACTGAACGTAGTCAAGTATGGGAACAGTTTGATCTATATTTACAAAAGCAATGGCAACATGGAACTGGACAAATGATACCGATTGCAATTACAGCCGTGGATAGTGGATTTAGAACAAAAGTAGTCTATGAATTTTGTAAAATACGATTTCATAGAAATATTTTCCCATGCAAAGGGGATAGTGGATGGGGAAAGGGATATATTGACAGACCAAAAACTGTAAATAAATATGGAGTGTGGGCTTTTAGAGCATTTGTTGACGAGATCAAAAGTAAGATTTATTCCAATTTACAAATTGAAGAACCGGGTCCTGGATATTGTCATTTCCCAGAAAGGAGTGTTTACGATACTAATTATTTTAGACAATTAACTTCAGAGAGAATGGAAACAATCTATTCAGGGGGGAGGTATAGAGTACAATGGGTTTTACCGAAAGGTCGTAGGAATGAAGCTCTTGACTGTAGAGGTCAAGCGATTGCTGCATTGACAATAATGAATCCAAATTTTGATGCATTAACCGCAAATCAAATTATTGCTCCAGTTTCGGTCAGAGCAGCTCCAACATCAAGGAGAAGAGTTCATCATAATAATTCTTTTTAGAGAAAGGACTTTACAATGGCAACACAGACAGAAATTAGAAGAAGATTAGCACTTTATAAACTTGCCGAGGCGGCTGTACTTAAAAATCAAAGTTATACGATAGGAAATCGTACATTTACTCGTGCAAGTTTAAATTCTATTCGGGCAGAGATTAAAGAACTCGAACAGCAATTGACAGCTTACGAGGGGAACGGGGGATCAATCCGTCCACGAAAGGTACTTATGCGAGATGATTAAAACCGCATAAAAACCGCATAAAAACCGCAATATATTTTTTACTTGGTAATGTGTAAATAGGGTACTTTATAATATATGAATAATAATAATAAGGTACCTATTCGCATTAATTTATTAGATCGCTTTATTTGCGGTATATCTCCAAAACTTGGAATATCTCGAATTCGGTCCAGAGCTGCTTTACAGTGGATGGGAGAATCGGGATATATCACTCCAGGGTCCTCACGTAGATCAATGCGAGGTTATAATCCATCGGCTTTATCTCCAGATCAAGATACTATTCCAAAATTAAAAGTGTTGAGAGCAGGAAGTAGGGATCTCTATTGTAATACTCCTGGAGCAACTGCACCGATACGACGATATAGAACTAATGTTATCGGATGTGGTCTTGCTTTGAGAAGTCAAGTAAATAGAAAATTACTTGGTCTTACGGATGAAAAAGCAGATGATTGGCAAAGAAATACAGAAAGAGAATTTCATTCATGGGCAAATACGCAAGATTGTGATCTGACAAGAACACAAAACTTTTATGAATTGACCGGTCTTGCTTTTTTATCGACTATGTTGTCCGGGGATGTTTTTGCTGCACTTCCGAGAATTAAAAGGCCAGGAGATATCTATCCATTAAAGATAAAACTTATTGAAGCAGATGATTGTTGTAATCCAAATAATATAATGGATACAAATAAACTTGCTGGAGGTATTGAGGTAGATAGTAATGGTGCTCCAATTCGGTATTACTTTAGGACAGTTAATTCACAAGATACAGTATTTACAGGAATATACACTTGGACAGATGTTCCGGTTTTTGGGAATAGATCTGGTCTTCGTCAAGTATTACATTTATTTGATAGAGAACGACCTGCACAACGTCGTGGAACACCGATGCTTGCTCCAGTTATTGAGCAGTTAAAACAATTAACAAGATATAGTCTTGCTGAAATAGATGCAGCTATATTGAACTCCTTCTTTACAGTTTTTGTAAAGACACTTCCCCCTATTGGTTTACAACCTGGGTTTATACCTGGAGTTCCTCCTACACTTGGTGGTACTCTAATCCCAGGAGGACCAGATACTCCAACAAATCCTGCAGATGAAAAGGTTTACGAAATGGGTCGTGCGACTATTAATGAGCTTGATCCAAATCAATCAATAGAATTGGCAGATCCAAAACATCCAGTATCTGGATTTGATACTTTCTTTACTGCATTTATGAAGCAAATTTCTGCAAGTCTGGAAGTACCATTTGAAGTAGTTATGCTTCATTTTACATCTTCTTATTCTGCATCAAGAGCCGCATTGCTCGAAGCTTGGAGATCTTTTATTTATCGTCGTTTCTTTATGGCAAGAAATTTTTGTCAACCAATATTTACACACTTTATGTATGATGCAGTTCTATCTGGACGGATATCTGCTCCTGGATTTTTGAGTGATCCTGCAATTCGTCAAGCATGGCTCGGTAGTGCATGGATAGGTCCTGGTAAAGGAATGATCGATCCTTTGAAAGAAGTTAAAGCTGCTCGTATGAAAATAGATAGTCGTCTATCAACACATGAAGATGAATATTTACAAATGCAAGAGACTGGTGGAGATTGGGAAGGTTCTATGAATAGATTGTCAAGAGAGGAAGCGTTTTTAAGTAGTATAGACTTGACTAAATTAGATTTTGTAGAAAACATGGCAGAAAACAATAATGATAATGATGGAAATAAGGAGAATGAATGAGTA